ACACGGACTCGTCCTAATTGTACAGGATCATTACGATCTTCAACGACCCCGATAAACCATACGGGGTTTGTTCCTATAAAATTTTTCATTTGCTCTCAATATATTTTAAGAAAGAGATAAGACCATTTTTAAGAGTCTCTTTAGTCTTCTCTTGTTCCGTAATCCGATCATTTAAGTGATCAAAGGATTCCGAATCTTTTTTTCTTTTTTCCAGATTTTTTTGTTTGCTCACTCAATTCTTCCTCGTGCGCAGGTTCTTTAATTTCTTGTAAAAACTCTGGTTCTGTTTGAACCTCTTGCTCCAACACTGGTTCTACAATTTCTTGAAGTACTTGTGCTTGAGATTGACCTTTTCTTGGTAATGCCATATTACATCTCCGGTTTGTCTATGATTTTCATTGCATCTTTCGGAACATTATTACTGATCCAGTTCCAAACTTGTTTCTCGATTGCCGAGTCTTTTTCAAATCGTTTGCCTCTCTTCTTCAAAGTGACATAGGTGAAGTCTTTAATGACTGCCTTACCGTTCCCACTTGTCTTGAGAGGTTTGCCATTTTCGTCTTTATAAAATACTGTCTGGTCACGGTTGTTTAGAATGACACGAACTTCACCGTTGACCCCACGAGGAAGTTTTCCTTTGATGATTGCTGACATTGTTTCTGCCGCACCGACGTGAGTCTGAAGAAGAATCTTATCTGGGACAACTCGATCACGTTCTTGGTTTGCTTGTACTGCAACATAGTAATCTGTTAAAACCCAAGTGACATGAATATTCTTTGGATCGTATCCCAATGCGTTTAGCATCGGCATCATCTCTTTAATGTCTTCGATCTCTTTAAGTGTAACATCAAACATCAAATTTGGCAAGGTACCTTTTTTTGCGGAATCGGAAACAGACCGAGCAAGTAGGTTTAATCGTGCGTCTTTAACCCCCGATTTTTTAACCATCATATGCAGGTCAAATACATCTTGAGAATTCTTGAGATTCATGTTTAGACTACGAACCTTGATGAATAACTTCTTCAATTCATCAACATCGAATACCTTGAACTTGTCTGCTTCCATAAACTGGTTTTGTGCAAATCCTTTACCAGACCCTGCACCACCCGCAAGGAATACGACTTGCCCGTATCGTGCACCATTAGAGTACATGATCAACTTTTCTTGCAGTTGTTCATAATGCTTAACGTCGATGTGTTCTTTAAATCCTAGTATCATATTCCTGTGTCCTTTGCACATTCTACTAATGTGACATATTCTGTTTGGGATTTACCACCAAATTTATGCCTAAGTTTAGTTATAACATATTTTCCACTTAAGTATTTATCTTCAATATTTTTCTTTTTATCTAACGTAGTGCTATTAGGAATTGCCACAGTTATAGTATCCCCTACATTTAAATTGGAGTTACCCGGCAATGCTAATTCTACAACTGTATTAAATATATGTCTTTCATATGATTTTTTTACATTGATAAATTTATTTATTTTTTTAGGCAATGGTTCTTCAATCGACATAACGATATCCGAATCATGATCATTCCTAGAGTGCATCATATAAACACAAGAGTCACCTTGTACCTCACCTAATATTTTTAAAGAATTCAATTTATTAAATTTGCTCTGAAATTTATCATACTCGTAGACGAATTCTTTCTTGTTTTTTCTAAGAATGTCAATATTAATCAATCGAGATTTAAACAGTCCATAATTCGCGTTCGACAGAAAATCTGTTTGCCTTAAGACATCATAACTGATAATTTTTTGATAATCTTTGATGACAGTTTCTCCGTCGTCATCTAGATCATTAGTGTTGGTTTGCATATATGTAAATTTATCAACGGGTTCTTGAGACACAAGATTTCCCAAGTCTTTGAAATTGAATCCTTTGCTATTTTCATAGAAAAGGTAGTATGGAATATGAGTATCAGAATCTGCTTCCGATAGGAACATTTTTATTGTATCTTCTGGAGACATGTTTGGCACAATAATTTTTTGTAATCCATTTGTCGGATCAATATTCACTTCTTTTACTATTTGCTTATTGAGGACTGATTTATAATTACTATAAAAATCTTTAGCGTAAGAATTGTAAATAAACTCATTAATTACAGATGATGCCATGCTAGAAATTGTAGAACCAGAACTTCCTCCATACGATCTTGAAATCTTTTGAGGACTGGAATAATATGCTTCAATTGATATGCAGTTTAAAGTATATGTTTCTACTTTGTCTGATACTCTCATTCTATTAGTAATTTCATGAACTCCAAAAATATGATTTACGAATTCCATATCTTTACTGTTTGATTTAAATGACATTGCGATGATTTCTCCACCAGTAAATCCTCCAATGCTATCTAATAGAGAAAGAGCATCTGATATTTGAAGTTCCGCAGAAATATAGTGAGAAAATAAATCTTGATATACATTTGTCTCTAAAACTAATCCAGTGATATCATCTAAGGAAGCAGTAGTCCCATTCCCTGCAATAAGAATAAGTTTTTCAATTTCAACTGCACTGGATGCGAAAGAGTTTGACATTATACTATTCCATCAGTAACAATATTTTTGAGTTCTGATGATACTCTGTTGATATATTTTTTATCTAAAATTCGTATCTCTCTGTTTTTATCGTTTCTTTCGACCTCATAATCATAGTTTGTAATTGATTCACGATCAATTTCCGACAAAGTATTATAAGTTTCTTGGTCTATGACTAAATAACGTTTTTTAATCTTAGTTCCATCGTATCTGACTGAAGGTTCATTTAATACTTGTCTATATTCATAAATTCCTTGTTGAGCATTTGGAACAGACCCATACTTTGTTTTAATATAGTTTGTAAAATCTGAACCAAATAATGGCCATTCAAAATAAGGATCTTGAATATTATTATAGTGCAATACTATCCATGCTAAATCAGCATCATCATAATACTTAGATGCTATTGTATCAGGACGATCCCCTTCTTGTACCTGATACTCATAGAAAACATCAGTTCGATCTTGAACGTCTGTGCGCACAATAAATCTTCTTAGTATGTTTGTCAATGTTACAGTTTGCCCGATGTTTTTAATATCGTGCTGTATTTTCGGAAAGTATTTAAAATAATCTGACATTAGTCTTTGCTCTGCTGATATCTGTCTTCTAAAGTATTTTTCGTGACAATGAATGTTTCTTGGAAGGACATATTAATTTCAATTGATACAGGTGCACCTGAAGTATCAAAAAATAAAGGTGTTCCTTCACCGTTATAATTTACAGTAAAATCTTTTAACACACATGTTCCTATATCGTATAGATATGGTCTTACTGTTGATGCAAACTCAATTTGAAATTCTTCAGGATAATTGAAAGCTAATCCTCCCGGTATGTATGACGGATGCATATAGTATTGGAACGTGTTTATCATTTGTCTGATCGTATCAGATTCTTGTTCGTTTCTTGGCATAAATTTGTATTGGAATTGATGATTTCTGAATCCAACCCCTTCAAACACAGTTGCCAAATGTGGATTCAAAGCAATTCCTTCAGATACTTGAAGAGCAGCTCCAACATCCCCTGCAGTCCCACCAAGTGCTAGTAGACCCGCAATACTACCTCCAATCGTTGCCGCGGCACCTGCAACTGCGGCAGGACCAAGGAGACCCGAAATTTGAGTTGCGGCATCCGCATCATTTGTTTTATATGCTTCTTGTGCTTGCGAAACTTTATTTAAAACACCATCGACCAACGAGGTTGTCGCATTTTTTAAATCCTGAGCATTAATTTTACCTGCGGCCATTCCACCAAAGATTCCAAGTTTTGTATCGGAATAACCCGCAGATGATGCTATTTGCAAATTAGAAGGAATAGGTAATACGATACTTTGATACGTACTCGATTCTTTAGGATCATTTCTATTTTTCCTCCTTTCTTTCATCACTTTAAAAATAATGTAATGGTCATTATCTAAGTCGGAAGGAAAAACTATTGGAGCTTTCACATTTGGATTTTCATACAAATCTTTGAGTGGTGATTTTACTTTATTTCCTTCAACCTTCTTCTTTAAAAGTTGATTAAAGTTTGCAGAAATAGATACCCCATTTGGTCCTGTAGATAAAGAAAACCCACCTTTACCCGCGGCACCTGCGACATTTTCTAATGATCCAGAAATTTGGGAAATTGTTGATTTGCCACTTGACACAATTTGTTTGAGAGTTTGCTTTGGCATCTAAATACCTATACCTGCAGTTAATGGAAGTTTTGACTATTTATAACGATATGACAAAAGCATACAAAGGAAAATATAAAGTAAAGAATCCCGAGAAGTATAAGGGCAATCCAAGTAACGTTATCTTTCGTTCGTCTTGGGAACTTAGATTTTTTAATTATTGTGACAAAAATCCTGATATCATACAATGGTCTTCAGAAGAAGTAGTAATACCATATAAATCTCCTATTGACGGAAAATATCATCGATACTTTCCAGACGTTTGGGTGAAAACATCTGTAGGTGAAGTATATCTTATAGAAATTAAACCATTCAAAGAAACTCAAGAACCAAAAAAACGATCCCGTATTACTAAACAATATTTGAATGAAGTTAAAACATATGGAATCAATATAAATAAATGGAAAGCTGCGGAAGAGTATTGTAGAGACCGTAAGTGGAAATTTAAGATAATCACAGAAAACGAGTTAAATCTATAATGGCAAAAGTATTTGACGACATACTAGTGCGAGGAGTGAAGCAGGGAGTTGTTCCTGCGCGCACGAGAGAAGCAAGAGATTGGTTTAGAAACAAAGCAAGATCGAATAACTCTAACGACAGATTCCCCGACAACATTGTTAAATCGAGTCCAAAGGATAATGATGTTGCAGTAGGACATATGTATCATTTTTTTTATGATCCTAAAAATAAAATGACTCTCCCGTACTATGATAGGTTTCCACTAATTTTTATGGTTGGTCCTGCTAGTAACGGATTCTATGGACTCAACTTACATTATCTGCCACCTAAGTTAAGAGCAGCTATGATGGACAACTTATATGATGTGACATCTAATAAAAACTACGACGAAAACACAAAATTAAGAATTTCTTATAGTATCTTGACTCGTGCGTCTAAATATAGGTACTTTAAACCAACCTTCAAACATTATCTAAGTGAACACGTCAAATCAAAGTTTATTAAGATTAATTCTGCAGAATGGGATATTGCATTGTTCTTACCGACCGAAAGATTTGAAAAGGCAGGTAAGTCGAAAGTATTTGCAGACAGTAGGAAAATGATCTCATGACATTCAACGTCAACAATTTAGTTTCTTCTATCAACAAAACCGGAGTAGCAAAGACAACTCATTTTGAGGTACAGATTACAGGTGTAGGCGAAACTTCTGAAGAAGAAGCAATGATGTCAAGAGCAGATACTTGCGAACTCCCCGGTAGATCTTTGATGACTGCAGAACATAAGTTTACCAACTATGGACCGATCAATAAAGTTCCTTATGGTGGGCAAACCTATACTGATTCAACCATAACATTTATTATGTCAGAAGATATGAGAGAGAAAGAATATTTTGAATATTGGCATAATCGAATTGTAAACACTGGAGCATTTGAAGGTGGCGGTGGTGGACGTTACAGTATGTCTAAGTTTAATACAAATTACTTCGATTCTTACTTAGGTACAGTAACAATTAGACAATATGGATCAGCAGGAGATTTAACTTCGATCCATACATTAAATGAGGCATACCCTCTTATTATAAATCCAATTTCAATGTCTTGGTCAGGTGACGAAATTGCAAAATTAGGTGTCACATTTGCATATAGAAATTATAGAGTTGTTTATTCTAAAAAGGATCAACCCGGTCTTGGATTTGGATTTTCATTTAATCTTGGACCAAATGGAATATCTGCGTCTGCCAGAATTCCGGGGATTGGTGATATTGGAGGAGCGTTTGGTGGGGGATTAAAAACAGTCAACGCAAAAATCGGCAACACATTGAATAGAGTAGCAAGCATTCGTAAATCATTTTAATTGAGGTTTAATTATGGCACTTCCTAGTATATCGACTCCGGAATTTAAAACTAAAATTCCATCTACAGGCGAACCTATAACATATCGACCATTTCTTGTCAAGGAAGAAAAAATTCTTCTAATGGCAATGGAAGGAAACGACGCAAAAGAAATTGAACATGCAGTAAAAACCATTTTAAAAAACTGTATTCTCGATGATCTGTCAATTGATGAGTTAGCAACTTATGACATGGAATATTTATTTTTACAGTTGAGAGCAAAATCAGTTGGAGAAGTAATTGAACTAAAGGTTACTCATCCAGACAAAGATAAAGAATGTAAGCATGGCACTGACATTTCTATAAAAGTCGATGATATTAAAGTCATCAACACAAGTCAAGAAAAGAAAATCATGCTAACAGATAATATTGGTGTCATGATGAAACATCCAACTTTAGGCGACTCAATGACAGTCAATCAAGATGATACAGATGCAGTATTTGAAATTCTTGCAAAATGTATTGACTATGTTTTCGATGAGGAAAACGTTTATAATGATTACAAACTAGAAGAGTTAGTTGAATGGATCAATGGATTAAATCAAGAGCAATTCCAAAAAATTCTTAAATTTTTTGAGTCCATGCCAAAATTATCACATAATGTCAAATGGACATGCGGGTTGTGTGGAGAAAAGGATGAAGTAAAAATTGAAGGGTTAAACAATTTTTTTACGTAGGCATGAGTCACAACAATCTGGCAAATATGTACCAGTTGAACTTCACACTCA